TTTGCTGTGTGATACTTAGCTCGTAAACCATCTACTGCAAGTTTAACTGTTTCCATATCAGGACTATTAACTGCCGTATTGTATGCTTTCTTTTCACCGTCAGTCATATTCTTAGAAGCCCATTGTGCCATTTCTGTATAAGCCTCATCACCACCTACCATACTTTTTACAGTATTAGTTTGTTGTTCACCGATTGCTTTTTGTCCTGCAATAAATTGGTCAACATATTCTTTTGGAATACCAGACTCTTCTAAGGATTTATAAGACTCATCACCTAACTGACCATTCTTTGCATACTCATCTGCTAGTGTGTTAAAATCTAATCCTGCATTTTCTACTGCATTTTCAGCAATCTCTAAACTATTTTCTTGTTTAGGTGCTTCTTCTTTTAAAGTAGTTTTATTGACTGGGTCAACTTCTTCTACTTTTGGAGACTGTTCACCAAGTTTCTTTTCTAACTCTGAATATGACTTAGCTAAATCTTCAACAGTGTTGAATTTTTCAGGTAAGCCTTCAGGTTTACTTTGTGTGGACTTTGTCTCTTCTACTGGCTTTTCGCTAGTAGTTTCTTCTTGTGTTATTTCTACTTTGTCTACCATTGTATTTTCCTTTATTGTGGTTTAGATAAATTATTTGCAACTGGTGCTACAGCTTTCTCAGCCATATTCATCATTTGCTCGTTTTGCATTTGCTCTTCTTGAGCCGCCTGTTCCTGTGCTAATTGTTCTTCTGATTTAATTAATCCGTCTGTATCAATACCTAAACCAGTAGCAATACGTTTGATTAAATCGTCAGGGTTTAATGATTGAACAACCGCAGGATTTATTTGAGCTAAGTTACCTATCTCAGCTACAAATTCTCTTAATTTTTGTAAATCGTTACCTCTACCTAATGCTTCAATACCTGTAATAATAGTTGGTTGTACTGAAC